GCGGTTGACGTCCTTTGCCTAGCCGAGGTCGGCCACAGGCACTCCGAAGATTGCCCGGATACGGATCGCCGTCCGACGCCCGCTGGCCAGGAGCGCCATCTCTTTCGGCGACTGGCCCAGTGGCAGCGGCTTCAGGCCCTGGTCCAGGATGAGCGTTCCCCCTGCCCTTGTCGCTCCCCCTGCCTGCTTGCGGAGCTCCTCCCTCAGCCTCTCGATCGTCGGCTTCGAGAGTTTCTGTTCCGAGCTGAGCGCCAGTCCCGGGAAGATGGTCTCCTTGAACGCGACCACCTGGGCCTTCGCCATCGCCTCGTCCGCGTCGACCGCTTCGGCCGCGGCCTGGAGCGGTGAGCGCCCGTAGAACGGATCGGACGGGTTCGGATATCGAAGGTGGACCACGTCCTCCCGCGGGAGTCGGGTGTCCTGCCCGCGTCCCCGGAGGACGTATCCGCTGACAAACTCGGTCTTGTGCGCGATCACTTTGACCCTGTTCGGGGGCAGGTGCCAGATTTCCGCGGGCCTTCCCAGCGAGTTGGGCGGGCAGTACCAGAAGGCGTTCCCCGTCATCTCCAGTGAGGCGATGGTCTCTCCCATTAGGCTGCGGTAGGTTGCCCACGGGTTCACCCTCCGGAAGAGCTCTGCGAGCGGGTGGTCCTCTGGGAGCTCGCCGGCTGGGCCCAAGAACCGAAGGCGCTGGGAGCTCACCCCGTCGGCTATGGCGCGTACCGCCGCGTAGACCCAGCCCGTATAGTGGCGTAGCTGTTCGTCGGGGTCGTCGAGCCGTCCCGCTGCCCGGCCCGACTGCCAGCCCTGGACGAAAGCCGCGGCGGGCCTCATATGCCGAACCCCGCGGTGGCCAGCTCGTGGATTGCCGCGCTTTCCTTGCGCCGTTTTTTCCGGGCGTGGCCGAGTGCCCAGGCCGCGCGCCAGGCGGTCCAGCTCAGGCCGTGCCCCGGCGGCGCCTCGATCACGGAGAGGCGCAGGTCCTGGAGGTAGTCCTCATAGTCCTGGTGCCCGGGGCTGAAGCGGGCGTACCTTCCGGCTATCCGCCGGAGGCGCGGGTCCATCCCCGGCAAGGCCAGTTCAGCGTTCATTGCGGGCCAGCTCCCTTGTGTTGATGTAGGCGACGCGGGCGCGGTTGTGGTCCAGCCTTGCGGTCGCCGGGGAAATCCCCAGGAGATCCGCGATCCGCCGCTGCGGGATCTTCACACTGGTTAGAATCGCAACGGCGCACGCCCTGTGTCCCCTTTCGGCGAGGTTTCGCGCGATCCATTCGAGGAAGCCGGTTTCGATGCGGCTGTAGCAGCGTGTCGGTGTCCCCTTGGGCATCCCTGAGATTGTACGTCTTGCGCGCCCCGCCGCAAGGTGTTATTGTTCGGCGGTGCGTGACAACCTCCTGGATGCGGCCTGGCTGACGGCGGTGACCCTCCTGGCCCTCGCACTGGGCTTCCTCTTCGGCTGGGGTTTCCTCGACCCGGACGAATGGGGGCGCCCGCACGTCCCGGCCGTGTTCATGGACGCCGACGGGGAGCTCGGCGATCCGCCGATTCCCCTGCCCCTGGCCCCATAGAGTTATCCTCAGGTTTTCCACAAGTCCCGGCCCCTGTCATGATTCGGCCCCGGTGCACCCCCCTAGACGGTGTGGTTGCGGAGGCCTCCGCACCCGCAAGCCATTGTGGTGTTCCCTTGCCCTTGACAGGCGTGGTACGCTACCGGCCGGACCGGCCGGGTGCGGGCGCGCCCTCCAGGCGCGCACCCGCCTGGAGACCGGCCGGCCGGGGGTTGTCGAGTGTTAGAGTTGGGCCCTCGCACGTGGTCGCTGATTCTTCGGGGGCTCTGCGAGCGCCTCGAGGAGGGTACCTTCCGGGCCTGGTTTTCCCGTCTCCGGCTCCTGGGCCTCGCCGGTGATCGCCTGGTGGTCGTCGGCTGTCCGAACCGGTTTTTTCGCGGCTGGCTCTCGCGGCGGTATGCCGCCCTCGTTGCCGACGTGGCCGGCGACGTCCTGGGCCGGGCGGTTGCCGTGGAGTTCCGGGTGACGCCGGAGCTTTTCCGGGCGTTTCGGGCGGAGCAGCATATCGAGGGGGCAGCACATGGTGAGGCGGGAGCCGGCGGGTTTGCCCCCTCCCGATTATCCGCGGGCCCGGTGTCGTCGGGCCGCCGTGTGACCCCGGGCGGCTTGGGGGAGGGGGCGAACGGCGCGAGCGACCGCGCCGGCGATGGTGTTGGCGGCGCTGCCCCCTCCGCGCCCGCGGAGACTGTCCCCGATTTCCTGCGTGAAATCCGGTGGGACGCTCGTTTTGTCGAGGAGGAAGAACGTCTCTACGCTCACGGCGACCGTCTCCTCCACGAGGCAATCCGACAGTTCCGGGTTGCTGAGCGCGACGGGCCGGCGATGCGGCGGCCCAGCAGCTACTTCGTGGGCATCGTCCGGCGGCTCGCCCGCCAGCGTGACCGGGCGGCCCGCCGCCCCGCCGGCGTGAGTGATCGCGCCGATCAGTTACACTTCCCTCCGAAAGGGGGTTTCTGACTATGAACGAGAGAACGACCGTCGGCACCTACGGGCGGGCCTGGCTCGCCGGTCTCGGGGCGGGGGGCGCGTGCGCGGCGACCCTCGCCCGCTACGGGTTCGCTTTTGCACACTTTCTACATACTTTCGGCCGCCGCCGCCTCGGAAGGATCGCCGTCCTCGAGCTCCGCCTCTGGCTCGCCGACCGTCGCCGCGACGGTTCCGCCTCCTCCGCGCGCCTCGAGGGCCGCCTCGTCCGGCAGATGTGTCGGGACGCAGTATCGGAGGGGATCCTTCGGCGCTCCCCCGCGCTCGGGCTCAGGCTTCCACCAGTCCGGCGGGATCCCCTCCCTCTCCCCGTGACGTTCGGCCAGGTGAGGCTCGGCCTGGATTCCTCCCGGCGGGTGCGGGCCCCCTGGTCGTTCGCCCTCTCGATCCTCCTGGAGGGCGGGCTTCGCCTCGGTGAACTGGTCAGCATGCGGTGGGCGGACGTTTCCGAAGGGAGTTCTTTTCACGTGCGACCGCACGGCGACGGCTGGTCGCCCAAGGCGGGATCGCGCGTGGTCCCGTTTTCCCGGCGGGCCCGGCGGGACGTGGACGGCCTGCGACTTTGTGGGCGTCGTTCTGACGGCCTGGCCCGGGTGATCGGCGTCCCCGGGTCCGTCCACACGGTGGGGGCGGTCCTCCGCCGGCGTCTCCGATGGGCGTGCGAGGAGGCGGGCCTCCCCCGCCTCTGGCCCCACGCCCTCCGCCACCTGTGGGTCTCCCGCCTGATCGACCTCGGGACCCCGATGCCCGTCGTCCAGGCCCTGGCCGGTCATTCGTCGCTGGCGGTCACTACGCTCTACGCCCACCAGGCCCCCGGCGGCCTGGTCGCGGCGATGGGGAGGTTCTGATGGTGCTGGCCTGGCGGTTCGACGGGCGCCGCGGCCCGTGCCCCTGGCACACGGGGACGCCTCCCTGGGTGAGGCTCCCGCCGCGTGTGATTTGCATGAGCTGTCGCCATGGGCCCTGGTGCCGGACCTGGGCGGAACGGTTCGGGCTGCTCGATGGGATCCGGCGTCGCCCGGGGTGGGACGGGGAGGGGCCGGATGCCTGAAATCACCCCCGCGGAGTACGGTATCCTTCGGGGGGCCGCCGTCCGCGCGTGCCGCCGGCTCGGCTGGCGTGCTGACGATGATGTGATTCAGGAGTGCATGCTCCGCGCTTGCCGCGTTGGCATCCGGCGCGTCGTTGAGTTTGGGGGCCTTCGTTCGGTGTTGTTTCATTGGGCGGTCGTGGACGTGGCGCGCTCTCGTACTCGCGGTTTCGTGAGGGCGCCGGAGCTTCGTTCGCGGGGTGGGCGGCGGCCCCGAGGGGGGCGGCGGATCCGCCCGGTTTTTTCCCTTGCCACCTGGGACGCTGATGGGGAAGAGGTTCTTCCGCTTTCGCCGGGCGGTTCGCCCCTGGAAATTGCTGCCTGTGATGACGAGTGCCGCGCGATCCTATCGGCGGCGCGAGGGGCCCTCGGACGGACCGGGATTCGGGTGCTCGATCTCGTTGTCGCGGGCCGGACGTGGTGCGAGGCCGGTTGGGTTGCGGGGTTTTGCGGAAAGACTGGCTGGGGGCACGGGCGGCGCGCGCGCGCGGCGGTCAGGGCGTACCTGGAGGCTCGAGGATGACGGACCTGACGGCCCTCGTTAGACAGGGTGCGCTGTGCGTTTTTCAAACGTGCGCCGACGGGTTCTTGACCCCCCGCCCGCGCGTGATGTGTCCGAAGTGCGGCGGGGCGTCGCCCTTCTATGTCTCCCCCCGCCACGGCGTCTATGGGATCGCTTGCCGCTCCTGCGGGCTCCACCTCGCCCTCGGCGCCGTTGAGGTCTTGCGCGAGAACTGAGGCCCCCCCCCTGGCCAGCCCTGGTGACGAGCGTGTCGATTTAGCACTTTCGTTTTCATGCTGTAGCATGAGCCTTTGGCATATGCCTTAGCCCACCCACCCATGAGCGATCCGATTGGGTCGCTCTCCCTGCTGGCATCTTCGATGCTACTCCGTCGAACTTGGCGCCCGTCCGGATTCTCCGGAAAGGCCAGCGCCCTGGATGATCCTCTGCGGCGCGTAGGTTCTCCGTTCGTCGCTCTGAAGGGGACACCCCTTCCGATCCTTCCCCGATTCGCGGTGGTTCGAGTGATTGGTTTTGGTCCCGGCTTGCCGGAGGGCCGAAGCCCGCGCGCAGCGCCCCCGGCGCGAGCACGGCAGCGGAGGACCTCCGGTCCTACCCGCCGCACCGGCGGGCCGGAGGGTTCCCCGCCTCTGGTTTCTTTCGGGCCGGGGCCGAAGGCAGCCCCGGGCGCGCCGGATTCCGGCCCGAGCCGAGCGAAGCGGAGCCGTCGAGCGAGAGACGAGGCGAGGGCATAGAGGCGCCGACGCCGGAGGCGCCGACGAAGCCCCCCCCCTGGGGGGGGGGCGGTGCTTCCGAGGGCGGGGGGGGGCCGGGAAGCCGCAGAGAGCGCGGCGGGGAGGGCTATTCACGTGGACGGCCAGGAGGCGCCGCCCCGGCGCCGACTCCCCGGCGCCGCGCGATATGCGGCCCGCCGTCTGCGGCGGTGAGCCGAAGCCCCCCGCGTCTGGCGCGGGTCCGGGCGCCGGCGCACGGCGTGCCTCCGCCCGCACGCCGCGTGACGGCGCCTCCCTCCCTCGCTCCGGGCGGCGGCCAGGCGAATCCCCCGGAGTCCGGGCAGCGGCCAGGCGAATCCCCCGGAGCCCTGGCTCCCCTCCCAGGGGCCGGAGCGCGCAGACCTGCACAGAGGGCCGTCCCCGGCCCTTCCTTGCGGACGCGGGCGCGCGTAGAGCGAAGGCGGTGGGGGGGCCGGGGGGGGACCCGCCGCCTTCGCGTGCCCCTCGCGCTCCCGGACGTCAGCCGCGCGTCTCTGTCAGGCAGAGCCCGGCGGGCGCCTTGTCCACGCAAGGCGCGTGCCGGGCGTGCGTCGCGGAAAACGTCGCTCGCGGATGCGTCTCGGGCCAGGGCGATCCCGTGTTACCTATGGACAGGGTGACGATAGATCCAGACCCACCCCCCCCCGTGTCATTTTTTTTGGAGCGGGCAGTTCCGGCAGGAAGTCCCGCCGCTCCGGAGCCTGAACGGGCAGCAGCAGCGGGCCAGGAGCAATCCGATCTCCCTGCCGAGGCGACAGAGGGGGAGGCGCTCGACGTCGGCGGTCAGTCGGTCGTAGCGGGGCAGGCGCCGACCGGAGCCCGCGCGCAGGAGCCTCCGGGCTCCGAGCACGGAAGCGGAGGACGGCGCCGGATCCTGTAACTCCTTACGCGCCGTCAAATCCGGAGTCATCAAATGCAAGATCTGCACTCCGGGGGCGGGGTTCTCGGCATTGCCAGGCGTTTGCGGAGCTCCGTCACGCCTTGGCGGAAAAGCCGTTCTCCTCGGCGAGCTCCAGCAGTCGTTTGACGGCCTCCCGCCTGGCCGCCTTGTCCCGGAGTCTCCCCTGCCTTTCCGATGGCACGTACTCCGAATCGAACCGCTGGAATATCATGTGCGCCGCCCTCATCGATCCTTCCTTCGCCTTGGCCAGGACCGCCGCCCAGACGGAGAGGACCTCGCCGGACATCGATGCCCAGTAGTGCGACTCGATCCACCGGAGAAACTTCTTGTCCCGAAGCCAGCCCCGGACGGTTTTCTCGCGGAGCCCCGCGAGCCTGCATCGCTCCGTGACCGGGGCGTTCCAGCCGAGGGCCACGGTCGCCGCCAGGAACTTCTCCCCGCCCCCAGGGGGCGAGTAGCTAGCGGACTTTCGCCGAGCCATCCGGGTTGGTTTCCCACTCAAAGAGGATCGCCGCCGAGAGAACCATGCAGGCGTGGTCCTTGTCCCTCCCGGCGGTGAGCTCCCCGAGGCGGAGGTTCCAGACGGGAGTCCCGTCGCCGGCCTCCCCCGACTCCGCCTCCTTCATCGTCTTCCGCAGGGCCTCCAGCGCCCTGTCGAGGATGGCGTCCGCCTCGGCCCGGACCAGGGCGTAGGCGTCGAGTTTCAGGACGGAGGCGGATCCGTAGCCCCGGGCCCTCGCCGCCCAGCGGATCCGCAGGGCCGGCGGCCGGGCCCCGTCCGGCAGCTCTCCCAGCCCGCATGCGACGTCGGGCAGGCCCTCGACGATTGGATCGACCAGCGCTTTTAGGTACCGCCCGATCATTGTCTCCTCCTCGTCCAGTCTACCACTCGGCGAGCTCGTCGGCGTATATCTGTTCCCTGCCCTCGCAGATTCCGCACAGCACCCGCCCCGCCCCCCGGCAGTGGTCGCAGGTCTGCTTCCCGTGGCCCGCACACCGCGGGCATTTGAGGACGATCTCCGTCGTTTCCTTGTGGGGCCCGGCGCTGAGCTCCAGGGTGAGCGTGACCCGGCCCGTGCCCTCACACCGGGCACACTGCCACGTTCCGCGGCCGTCGCAGGCCGGGCACTCGTCCCACCCCTTGCCGCCGCAGTAGGGGCAGGTGATGAGCCGCCGCTCCTTCGCCATCAGCCGGTCTCCCTGTAGGGCTGGAGGAGCCCCGCCGCCGCCGCGGGCAGGCCGCCGAGTGGGCCCGTCCCGGGCATGTTGGTGACCGTTCCCGTGCGTGCGCGCCGCCCCGACCGGAACCACCCGGCCACGACGATCACGCACGCCTGGGCTACGTCCGTCGGGACGGTCGTGTAGCCCGAGGTGTAGACGACCTTGACGGAGTGCGTCCCCGTCGAGAAGGCGGTGTCCGCCGTGACGATCCCCGCGTGCCCGCTGACGACGTAGGAACTCGCCGGGACGAGGGAGCTCTCCGGCCACTCGCGCGCCGGGTCGTCGTAGACGGCGGAGACCTCGATGACGGGCCTGCAGTCGAGGATGATGACCCCGCTGCCCCCGTCCTGGTACTCGGTCCGTTCGACCTCGCCGAACTGCCTCCGGCAGTAGGACTCTATCGCTTCCGATGCCCTGGCGATCAGGTCGCCGATCAGCTCCAGGTCTGCCAGCTTGTCCGTGCCCAGGTACGCCTGGACGTCCGCCGCCGTGCACAGCTCAACGCTTGCCGCCATTGCCTCTCCCCTTCTCTGTCTCGTGGGCGAGCCGGGCGAAGCGCACGAGGCGTTCGCCCGTCAGGTCCCAGGTGAATTCCTTCCGGATGCGGAAGCTGGCGGCCCTCCCCTTCTGGAGGGCCGCCTTGTAACACATCATGAGCCTCATCATGGCCGACAGGAGATCTGCCGGCCTGGCGTGCGCGGCCGCGATGGTCTCCCCCAGGCCGTAGTCCGCCTGAATGATGTTGTACGGGACGGGGTAACCGAAGCCGGGCCCCCCTGCGAGTTCCGCCTGGGCGGACCAGTCCGTGTAGACCGCCGGGAGCCCCGTCGCGAGGGCCTCCGCGAGCGTGAGCCCGAACCCCTCCCCGAAGGACGGGAAGATGAAAGCGTGCGCCGAGGCGTAGAGCTCGTTGAGTTCCCCCCGCGAGAGGTCCCGCGAGTCGAACGTGACCCCGGCGATGCTGACCTGCTTGTGGGACACCGTCGTCTTGATGTAGAGCTCCATCGGCGGCAGGCCCTGGCCCTGGTCGCGGAGGGCGAGGAACGCCCGGAGGGCGAGCTCCCATCCCTTGCGCGCGTTCGGCGCGCCGACCCAGAGCCAGCGGAACGTCCCTCCCGGCCGCAGCCACCTCTTCACGAACGGGAAGGCCTCCACGTCTACGCCGAGGGGGCAGGCGTATACGGGTACGCCCGGGCACGCGTTTCCGAACGGCCCGACGAGGAACTCCGACGCCGTTAGGATCATGTCGGCCCGACGGGCCCGCTGCGCGATCCGCTCCGGGATGTCCCACGACTCCCACGCTGTGTAGAGGACGTTGTACTTTCCGGGGACCGGCTCGAACCCCAGGGGCGAGAGGACCTGCAGCGCCACCGGGCTGGCCTCGTCGAGCCCCCCCCCCGCCCGCTCGAACGCGGCCCTCGCCTCGCGGTTGTGGACGGTGAAGCCGTATGCGTTGCCTTCTGCCGCGTACGCGGTGGCCCAGTGGAGGGCAGTCACGACGCGCCCCCGACACCGCCCACTGTGACGGCCAGGGGCTGGGCCCCCTCGCGCACGGCGAGGGCGAGGGCCTCCGCCCTGTCGGGGCTCTGGCCCTTGCCCTTGACGACGGCCACCCTGCCGTCCGCCCTGATCTCGTATCGGAGCCCCCCGAGCTGATCCAGGAGGTCCGGGTTCTCCTGGAGCCGGAGCTTGCCCGTCCGGATGAGCCGCGCCAGGTCGAACAGGATTTCCGCCCGCGCGTTGCTGTACCGTTCTCGGTCGCGCGCCCGGCTGCCGAAATTGACGGCGCTCACCTCGAGGCCGTCCTCGGCCAGCCTGTCCACGACCCCCCCGCCCAGGCCGGTGTCGTCGACGACGATGTGCTCACCCCGGACGTCGTACTCCCGGGCCGCGGCCCTGGTCTCCGCGGCCGTCGCCATGAGGTCCGCGCCCCGCCAGGTCTTGAGCGCGACGAGCTCCGCGGCCCCCCGGCCGAACGCCACGATCGCCAGGACGGTTTCATCGTCGCCGTACCGGGCCACGTCGAGGCCGATGCCGTAGTGGTCCACCTCGGCCGGGGGTGCCGTGGAGATTGACGCGCGCACCTCCGCCCTCGAAAGGAGCGCCGCAGCCCCTTCGCTTGGGAACTCTCCGAGTACCCGCGACTGGTAGAGGGGGGAGCTCTCCCCCCACTCCTCCCGGCGCTCCGCGATCCACTCGGGATTGACGAGGCCGACCTCCACCGCCTCCTCGCTCGACACGTGCAGGCAGTGGTAGAGCTTCGAGTTCTCGAAGGCGTCGTAGAACGGCCCCGCCGCCGTCGTCGGGTTGCCGATGGCCAGGAGTCGCGCGTGTGCGCCCGTGAGTATCCCCTCCACCGCCTCCCACAGCGACGGCTCCAGGCCCGGCGCCTCGTCCAGGATTGCCAGGACGTGCGGCCCGTGAATCCCCTGCAGCCGCTCGGGCGCATTTGTTGCGATCCCGGCCGCGTACCAGTTTTCGCTCAACTCGAGGATCGTGTGCTTCGGGTCCCCCAGGAGGGGCACGAGCGCCGTCCGCTGCTGTCGGCGGATCTCTCCCCAGAGGACCGTCCTGACCTGGCGCCAGGTCGGCGCCAGCGTGATGACGATTGCGGGCGGAAACGAGTAGAGGAACCAGAGCGCCAGCCAGGCCGCCGTCCAGGTCTTGCCGATTCCGTGCCCTGATCGGACGGCCACTCTCTTGTTGTCTCGTACACTCTCTGCTATTTTCGTTTGCATCGTCCAGGGCGCGAGGCCCAGGACGTTCCGGGCGAACCAGGCGGGATCCCTCGCGCAGCGCCGGACGAGGGCCCGGAGCTTCCGCCTCGGGACCGTCCCCGCGTCGGCGAGCACTAGTCGTCCCTGATCGCCTTGAGGACGATCTTCACCCTGCGCTTGAGGCTCTCGTTCCGGATGACGACCGCGCCGAAGGACGGGTCGTAGTACCGGAGATATCGGGCGGAGGCCCCCAGGTCCTCCCGGGCCCGGTCCCGCCGGGCGGGTTTGTCTTGCGTTCCCACGTTTCCCTCCGTGGCCCGGGGGGAGGCCTGCTGCTGCCCCCCCCCGGCCGCTCGACTGCTATGCTGCTATGTTGTCGCCCTTGACGAACGCCTCCGCCAGGGCGAGCTTGCCGTCGACCCGCATCCAGGTCTTGAGCCATAGCTGATGCTTGGCGAACGCGTCGCCGCCAACCGTGGTCGACTCCAATCCCACCTGCTCCCTGTCGAACCAGAGATAGTAGGAGAGGTCGCCGAAGAAGACGGTGTCGTCGGGGAGGTCGTCCTGCTGGGCGACCGGGTAGCCGAGGATCGTCGCCCCCGAGGGCGACGCCGGGTCGCGCCGGAATACCGGCATGCCGTTGCTGTCCACGAGGGACTGCGTGCGCCTGACGTTGGTGTTGTTCATCACCCAGCGGCTTTTCTTCCTGTACTTCTTGGCGAGGGTGAACTCGACCTCGATGAGCTTGGCGAAGCTCAGGGTCCCGACGGAGACGGACACTACCGACGCCGCTGAGACGATCCCCTCGGGCTGCGTGGTCCCGTCCCCGACGGCGATCACCTTGTCGACTTCCGCCGCCATCGCCTCAACCATCAGGTCCGAGACGACCTGAGCGATTTTCGGCGCGCTGTCGAACGCGAGCTCCCGGCTACACTTTGTCATGGCGTTGGCCCGGTATATGGCCCACTGGAGAATTCCGAAGGCGGGGTCCGTCTCGTGGAACGTTGCCGACTCCGCCTCTGCCCACGACACGGAGATGTCCGTGGCCAGGTTGGGCATCCGGCCCGCGTCGGACGCCACGGGGATTTTCCTCACGGGCGCGTAGAGCTCGCTCAGCTCGGGCAGGCGCTTGATGAGTTCGGCGCGGTACTCGTCGGGCACGAGATACCCGCCCGCGCTCTCCGTGCCCTCGGCGAGCGCCTTCTGGACGGTGGGGATTTCGGACCTTCCCCCGCCGAACAGGGCGGCCCGGCAGAACTCGCCCCACTCCGCGGCCTTGTCCCGCGGCGGGCCGATCTCCGGGATCGCCGCCCGCTGCGGCTCCAGGAGTCCGCCCCTGGCGAACTCCCCTTTGACGGCCTCGCGTATTTCCTTCTGGAGATCGTCCAGGGTAATGCCTTCACTCATGTCTTCTCCCTTCAGTCCAGTTTTCCCTTGAGACGCCTGATCTCTCTGCGGACCTCGTCGCGGACGATCTGCGCGATCCCTCCCGTGAGCTCCGCTGGGATCTCCGGCTCCGCTTGCGGCGGTTGCGCCGCTTCTTTCTGTTCCTCCCAGGGTGCGACCCGGTCAAAGTCCCGGTAGTGATGTGCGATGTGGCTCCTGACCCCGTCCACGTCTTCCGCCGGGATCTCGACGCCCCCTCTCGCGCCCTGGATTGCCGCGCCCGCCGCCTTGACCCCGTTCCAGACCACGGGGTGGGGGGCGGGGGCCCGGTGGTGCGGGAGCTTGTAGCTTTCCTTCTTCTCCGGGTCCTCCCCAACCCACGCGCACATGGCCTTTAGGTCCTCGACGTCCGCCGCCGCGACTTCCGCGCCCGCGTCCCACGCGGCGCTCTCCTCGGCCTTTGGCGTCTCCGCGTAGCGGATGGCCCCTCTGTCCTCCGGGGCCCCGATGTCCTGCTGGACCAGGTCCGGCAGCGCGGCCCCGATGGCCTTGCAGAGGATGGGCGCGGTGATCCGGTTCTCCTTGAGCGCCATCGTGAGGGCCTCCGGGTTGGCCGGGATCGGGACGGCGGAGTATTCGAGGAGGTCCCACTGCTTGACCCTGTAGCCCTTCCCCTCGGGCTCCCACTCCTCCGGGATGAAGCCGATGGACCAGGCGTTGAGGTAGCCCTCGGCGTAGAGAGAATAGACCTCGCGCGCGAGGTCGGTCGAGTCGTGGAAGCGGGGCTTGGCGATGATACTATCCCCGACGAGCTTGATCCACTCGCTTTTTGCCAGCGGCTGTTCCCTGTAGTCGTGCGCCCAGAGGACCACCGGGTTCTTCCGGTAGTGTTCGAGCCTCGCCCCCCCCGGCTCGATGATGTCCCCGGCGCGGTCGCGCGCGCGGGTCGAGATCGTCACGACCATCGTTCGGGCGGACGGCTCGATCTCCCTGGTCTCGCACTTTGAAGGCACGAGCTCGACCAGGTCGCCCGAGCGCCTGACGCCCTCGCCCTCCAGCCAGTCCAGCAGTTTTCTCATTGCGCCATCTCCGATAATTCCAGCCTCATCCGCACGTCCCACGGTCCCAGGACCCCCCGGCCGAACCGGAGCCGGTGGTCTAGGAACCGCGCCGTATATTCGTGGGCCGCGGGGTCGCGGTAGGTGAACGTGTGCGCCGCCCCGTTGGCCGTCGTATGGAAGAAATCGGCGAGCTTTTCCTTCTCGTCGTCGGTGATCCCCTCCAGGTTGATCACGTGCTCGAAGCGGTCGGACCCCTTGGCGTATGCCAGCCGTTTCCCCGACTCCGTCAGCCCCAGGGCCTGGTGTTTGACCATCTCTGCGGTCGCGCGGGGCGAGGGCGCCGGGAGCTCTACGGTCACCGCCCCCAGCGTGAACCTGGGCGACGTGGTCTTGTCCGGGTCTTTCTCTACCGAATGCCTGTCGGGCGAGTTCCCTTCATCGTCGCTCATTGCCCGCCATTCGGAAAGGCTGCTGTAAGTCGTGCCCTTCCAGCTGTCGCAGATGTCGCCGCAGTTGTAGTAGCAGTTGAAATCGCAGTCGAGGACGCCGCCGTCTATTGAGCCCCGGTACACGTCCGTTATGGTGTGGAAGATGCTGTTCCTGACGCGGAGGTAGAGCATACGGTTGTTGGCCGCGCCCTCCTGCGCGACTGCGCGAGTCATGCCGCGAAAGACCGTTTGATAGACCCGCGTGAACCCGGTCGGCAGGGTCGCGGAATCCTGCGTGAGCGCAATGCCTGTGTTTCCACCACTGAGGACGCAGTTGCGCAGCTCGAAGCAATTGTAGCCGGGCCAGATGTGGTAGCTGGCGTTGACCTCGAGGAGACAGCCGTCGGCAACGAATCGGGTCGTCCAGCGGATTCCAGTATGCGCGAACCGTTTGATGGTGCAGTTCCTGGCGAAACACAACCTGCCGTTGTTCTGCAGGCCGGCGCGGCCCGTGCCGGCACCCATGCCGTCGAACGTACAGTTCTGGACGATGCCGCGCGAACCGAGTTCCCGGAGGGCCGCGGTGTCGTCCACCTCGCACCGGACTTCGATGCCTTCCACTGTGACGTTGGGGA